TAGCTGTCTGAGTCAACCCAACCGACAAGGCTTCCCTTGTCAATCGCTTGGTCTTCTTCAAGAGAAGTTACAGGGATATCACCCCACTTCCTTTTGTACTCATCCTTAGGAATACGGTCTTGAAGTGGTTGAGCAGGTTGTTCCTGACTACACGACCACCTTCACGACTAACGGTGTTGCAGACCTTAGCGGTGGCGTACAGGATACGACCTTCGGTTCGGAACGTTACAAGCTTGACCAGACGATCAACAGCTCGATGGGTTGGGGTGACTTTGTTAAGATTCGTGACCTCGACTCGGCACGAGAAAGCGAAGCTCTTAAGGCTGCTGCTCTTCGACTGGCGACGGACATCGACTCGTACATCCTCGGCTTTGCGGCTAAGGCATCTAACAACTGGATTGGCGATGGTGCCAGCGCAGTTGATAGTTGGACGGAACTGGCTCAGTCGTATAGCCGCCTGAAGGCAGAAGGTGTTGATGATTTCGACACGACTGCTATTCTGGACTACGACGACTGGGTTGCTCTCGGCTCGACCGTGATTGCTGATAACGCATCGCTTGCCGATATCGGTGGTGGCGTCTATCGTGACGGCTTCACTGGTAAGGTTGCAGGTATTAAGACCCGCTTCACTCAACAGCTCCCGACGCTGACTGTTGGTACCCGTGTCGCTTCTGGCGCTTCGCTTACTAATGCTCCGACTGCGGCCACCTACCCAGACGTTGCTGAGTCTCCGGCTCCGGGTCAGTACAAGACGCAGACCATTAACATTGATGGTCAGTCCGGTGCAGTGACTCTGGTAGACGGTGAAGTGTTTACGATTGCTGGTGTGTACGCATACGACAACCGTGCTAAGAAGCGCCTTGCGCATCTTCAGCAGTTCCGAGTGATCGGCGACTATACGGCATCTTCGGGTGCATTCACTGGTGTTCGTATCTACCCTGCGATCATCGCTACCGGCCCGCACAAGACTGTGGACTACACCGGCTCGCTTGACAACCTTGCAATCGTCCATATGGGTGCTGCAAGCGCTGTTCTGAAGCCTCGCTTTATTGCTAACAAGTCGGCTATTGTGGTTAACACTGCCGACCTTATCATCCCTGCAACGGGTGAAGCAATGCGCAAGGCTCTGTCGAAGGTGCCGATGAGTGTTCGTATGTGGAAGCACAGTGACTTTAATACTGGCGCGCACAGCATCCGCTTTGACGTAGGTATTAAGGCTAACGTTGGGGCTGACGGTCGTCGTCGCCTTGTACGCTTGAACGGCGCTGCATAATTAAATTGGGGGCCTCTGCGAAAGTACGCCCCCTTTTTAATATTTAAGGAGTTAAGCATAAATGACAACCGTGTATCAGATTATCGTCGATGCTTACCGTCAGAGCAATCTAGTCGCTCTGGGTGTATCTCCTACAGAGTTGCAAGAGACTGAAGCCCTTAGGTATCTTGGCAGGATTGTTTCACAGGCCTTCGGAAATGAAGTTGGCGATCCGCTTACAGGCTTTCCAATCGGTCGTAACAACATTGCACGTCCGTCAGGTTATCCTTGGTACAATGTTGTTCCCGACAACTATTGGTTTGTTCCGAAGAACACTCGGTGTAACTTAAACCTTAATCAAACAGGTGTTGAACTGTTTCTTCATCCTGCTCCTGATAACGGCTCTAGATTTGCAGTAACTGACGCTAGTTCGAATCTTTCGTCTTATCCTGTAATAGTACACGGGAACGGAGCTTTCATTGAGGGAGCTGAAAGTGTTACATTGAATACTAACAGTCTCGACCGTGAATGGTTCTATCGTGAGGACAAAGGCGAGTGGGTTCGATGTTCTCCTCTAGCCCTGTTCGATGAGTTTCCGTTCCCTAGTGAGTTTGACGACTACTTCATTATCTCTCTAGCATTCCGTCTAAACCCGGCTTATCAACGAGAGATTGATCCTCAGTCTAAAATTATGTGGGATAAAAGTCGCAACGCTCTTACATCTCGTTATTCTCAGGTAACTCCTGTTGATTCGGAGATCGGCCTTCTGACTAACTCTAAAATGACGGCGGATCGCAACAGCCGGTACTACGGATATTCAGACTACAGAGCTGGTCAAATGTTTAATAAAGGATGGCCCTACTAATGGTTACTATTCCGCTCGGATACGCTGAAGGCGGTTCTCAAGAAGAAAACGTATCTCCTATTCGCTTGCGGAATATGTACCTGACTGAGAATCGTTTTAGCCCTGATAAGATGGCAAGGCTTACTCGACCATCTCTCACTCTTTTCAAGAATATCTCGTCGTCGCCTGTTTACGGTATTTGGCGACAGGATGGCACACTGGAAGACGACTGGCTTGTTGTTTGTGGTGAAGTTCTATACCGAGTGGACGCAATAACTTTTGCGGCGACTGAGGTAGGAGCTCTACCCGGCACTGACTATTGCGTCTTTGCAGGGACGGTCAGCCGTGTTATTATCGTGCGTAACGGAGTGGCGCACTCTACTGACGGGACTACGGTTACTGAAATTAACATGCCTGATGATAGACTTGTAGGAAGTATCGGAACTATCGACGGTTCCTTCTTACTTGGTGTAAAAGGAACTCAAAGGTTTTACTGGATTAAGCCGGGTGAGACCGATCCTGATCCTCTTAGCTTCGCTTCTGCTGAACGAACTCCTGACTCTTTAATGTCTATTAACATTGTAAGTGACGAAATCTGGTTTCTTGGAGCTTCTGGTGTAGAAGTGTGGGCAACCACAGGAGATCAAGACCTCCCCTATCAGAGAATCCCAGGACGGGTTTACGGAGAGGGTTGTGCGGCAGCAGCCACAGCTTGCGTGTCTAATTATAATAGTGTTCCCTGCCTTCTCTGGGTTTCTGAAAAGAGATCGGTAATGATGGCACAAGGCACACCTACTAGGATTAGCACCAAGTCTGTTGAAGAGAAGCTTCGAGACGCTAACAACCTTAGGGCTTGGATATTCCGTTTCAATCAACACGATTTCTACGCTATCACCTACGACGAAGGAACATTAGTCTACGATATTGTCACACAATCGTGGTCAACTTGGGACTCTTTTGGCTTTGATTTCTGGAGAGCTCATATCGGCTTTCAAGTAAATCAAACCGTTTACGCAGGTGATTCAGCTTCTGGGATTATTTGGAAACTTGAAGATGGTCCTTCCGATAATGGAGAACCTATAATCCGAGAACTATCGGGGTTCATCGCCGAGCAGTCAATAGGGACAACTTGCAACTCTGTTAATCTTCGAATGAACACGGGTTGGAACCCAGACTATAACTATAACCCAAAAATTGAAATGCGATTTAGCGACGATTACGGATTTTCTTGGAGTATTTATCTTCCTGCTAATATCGGACCTAAAGGTAATTACGAATATGATGTTGTATGGAGGTCTTTAGGCAGATACTCCCGACCCGGCAGAGAGTTTCAATTCAGATACTCTGATCTTTCTAAACTACGTATTGATTACGCAACTATGAACGAGGTCTAAATGGCTATTAGCAGACTACCACGGCTTCTCATTAATTGGTTTTCCCAGCCAGAGACGTTCCGTCGTTATTGGGATCAAATTGCAACCGCTATCGAAGACCTTCGTGGTAGTTTTGAAACAGTCACTGGAAATATCGACGAAATAAGAGCCTCCCCTATTGTTGTGGACGATCTTGCTTTGGTCGTCGATTACAATAGAGCCATTGTTTCCGATGCGACGACTATCGTGTTCGGTGACGTTGTGGTAGGTGGCGGCACTGAAACAGTTCCTGTCTACTACGACGGAACTGATTGGCGCATTGGTTAATAGGAGACCTATATGGCAAGTTTTATTCATCTAGTTGACCAACGCCGCCTCATCGGTCCGGGAGGCAGTACGTCAGCCGGTACAATCACGTTTTATTACACAGGAACTACTGTTAAAGCACCTATTTATAATGATGCCGCTCTTCTAGTTCCGGCGGCCAACCCAATTGTTATTGGTGCGGGCCAGATTATTCCGATTATTTTCCTCGATACTGAAGTTTCTTATCGACGTCTTATCCAGTACGCAGACGGCAGTTTCGACGATCAGGACCCAGTAGGTAACCTCTTCTCTGAGGGCGATATCGGTCTTCCTGTCGGTGCAGTCATCGATTTCTCGGGTCTGACAGCTCCTGACGGTTTTGTGTTCTGCTACGGACAAGAGCTGTCCCGTACAGACTACTCTGAACTGTTCGACACTATTGGTACTCAGTACGGTAACGGTAACGGAACGACTACGTTCAATGTTCCTGATTATCGTGGACGAGTAGGCGCCGGTAAAGACAACATGGGCGGTACGGCGGCTTCTCGTCTTACGACTGTTGTTACTGGCTCTGTTCTCGGTGCTGTTGGTGGTGCTGAAACTCACGTCCTTACAGAAGCGCAGCTTGCAGTTCACGGGCATACCACTACTGTTACTGATCCGGGGCACGTTCACGTACAGCAGCGAGGCCTTGATGGTGTCAACGCTGACGGAGGCTCTCCTTATGCAGCAGAAGCTGGTTCTAACAGCTTTGGCAACACTCAATCTAGCACTACTGGTATTACAGTAGTTGCGGAAGATACAGGTTCCAGTGAGGCTCACCCCAACCTACAACCGACTATCATTGTCAACAAGATCATTAAAACTACTAGCGTAAGCTTTTTATCTCTTCTTGGTATCGACCTTGTAGCTGAAGGACAACTTCTTTTGGCGGCCATACAAGAAGCGGGTGCCGACCAAATTTCACTTGTTGAAGCTGAGGGGGCAGAACAAATAGCCCTAGCTAGTGCCGAGGCCGACCGTGCATCCCTGCAAGCCTTCCTCGGCAACCAGCCCTTCGCTGGCGAAACCGAACTGGAAGCTTACACCAACGCGCTTCTGGAAGTGGGTGACAGCACGATCACGCGCGATGGCGGTGTTTAT